AATGAAATAAACATAAAGAATATATTAAATACATATAAAATGTTTAGTAAAAGACAACGCGAGATATTAGAAAATCTTGTTAAAACAAAAGAAATTTTCACATTTAATGATTTGCAGAAAGAACTTCAAGAAGATGCAGAAGCAAAAGAGTTATTACAAAAGATAAGATTGGTTGTAAATGGAGAATATAAAAAAGCAGGTGTATATAAATCTGTATCTAACTCTAAACCTACATCAACAACAACTAATAATAATATAGAAGAAATAGAATTGTATATGTAAAAAGCTAATTGAACTCTATTAATTTAGGGTTCTTTTATTATGCAAAGAATTGGTAGGTGATTATATGAGTAAGATAAGTTGCAGTGCTTGTGGTTCAATACATAATAGAAACTATGAGTGTGATGCTAAGAGACAAGCGAAATTAGATAAGGGTAGAAGAGATAGAGAAAGATTAGATAATAGTTATTATAATACTTCTAAGTGGAGAAAGCTTAGGAAGCAGGTATTGGATGAATATAACATGATTTGTTTGTGGTCTTTCTTTATTGATTCAAGAGTCATAGGTTCAAATTGTGTGCATCATATCGAGGAAGTATTAGGGGATAATGCTGGTATTTATGAGTGGGATAACCTAATTCCATTAGATCAAAATATACATTTAAGTATTGTTCATAGATTGTACAAAACTAATTGTAAAACTGAAATACAATTAATGTTAAAAGATATGCTGAGTTTGTGGAGTGAGAATGAAAAAGAACTAGGAAGCATGAAGCAAAGATATGACAAGATTATTAAAGATGTTTGATTGAATGTAAATAAATTAAATAATATTATTTTTATTTGGTAGTGATTTGATGTTGCTATCTTTTTATTTGCAATTAAATAGAACGAATGTTTGTGTGCTGGGAAATACTACGGGAAATATTAAGAAGTGATTTAGAATCCCCCTATGTTGAAACTAAGTGATAGATTCATTCCTTAACAGAACAATGGGTCTTTTTCACACACAAAATTCCTAAATGGGCTTTTTTAAGCAACTAAAGTTAAATAACAACAATTATTAATTAGAAAGTAGGTGGTAAATATGGCTAGAAATGCTTTACCGGTTGAATTGCAAAAATCACATTTGACAAAAGAACAGATACAAGAAAGAAAAGAAGAAGAAGGAAAATTAAAAGGTAATGATAATTTAGTATATTCATTACCGAAATCTTTAAAAACAAAAGCTGAAAAAGATTTATATTTATTTTTAGTAGAAGAATTAAAGGCAAGTGCAATATTAAATAATTTAGATATAACTATATTAGAACAAACAGTGGATGCAATTATAAAAATGAGAGATGCTAATAAATTAATAAAAAAATATGGATTAGTTTTATATAAAGAAGATGGAAGTGGTCAAAAGAATCCAGCAGTCCAAGTTTATAAAGATTACCAATCAATATTTTATCAGTATTCGATGTCTTTAGGGCTTTCACCTTCTGCACGTGCTAAATTATCAAGTATAAATTTAAACAATAAAAATGATAAAGAAGACCCACTACTTAAAGTTTTAGGTGGTGATAATAAGTAATGGATATAAAAGAAAGTAAAGCTTATAAATATTGCCAATGGTGTTTAGAAGATGGCAATGATTATGTTGGGGTATATGTAAAGAAGCAAGCTAAAGAATGGATTGATATTGTAGATGGTAATAATCAAGAAGCATATATAGATGAAAATATGTTTGAAAAAATATGTGGAATATTAAAGTTACTAGTACATCCAGATTTAGCTTGTAGTATTTATGAAGGAATGGAAAGGTATCAGTGGTTCTTTGTTATAGCAACAATGTGTACTTATAATAAAGAAGATAATAGTAGGTACTATGAAACAGCACTACTTGAAATAAGTCGAAAAAATTTTAAAACTTTTATAAGTGGAGTAATATTTATAATTGGAATGTTGTTAGAGCCAAAATTTTCTCGGTTCTTCAGCGTTGCACCAGATTATAAGCTAAGTTGTGAATTAAAATTAGCAGTAAAAAAAATAATAAAATCATCTCCACTTGTGGGTAAATATTTTAAAATAAAACGTGATATGGTAGAGTGTAAACTCACAGAAATAGAATATATTCCCCTTGCGTACTCAAATGATTCGATGGATGGAAAGTTGGCAAATATTTATTTGGGAGATGAAGCAGGTAAGTTAGATGACTACCCAATTGAGGCTATGAGAAGTTCACAGATAACATTAAAAAATAAATTAGGGATTATAATTTCTACACAGTACCCGAACGATAATAATGTAATGTTAACTGAAATTGATTATGCTAAAAGGGTACTAGATTCTTTAATAGAAAACAAAAAATATTTCAGCCTGTTATATGAACCAAATGAAGATATTAGAAAGCAATGGAAGGAAAATGATTTAGTTATATACCAATCAAATCCTGTTGCTGTTGATAATGAAAAAATATTTAAAGCGATAACTGACAAAAGAGCAATGGCTATTCTATATGAAAGCAAGAGGGAAAATTATTTATGTAAGCATAATAATATTTTATATAAAGGGTTGGGTGTTGATGGTTATGTAAATTCAGAACAAATTAGAGCCTGTAAACAAGAAAAAGAATGGGATTGGAAGGGAAAGAAAATTTTCATAGGTTCAGATGGAGCAGAAAGTTTTGATAATTCAAGTCATGTCGCAATTGGATATGATGAAGAAACAGGAATAGTACATAGTAAAGCTTTTTGTTTTATACAAGAAAATAATATAGATGAGAAAAGTCAAAGAGAAAAATTTGATTATAGGAAATCAATTGAAGATAAAAATACCATTATTTGTGGTGAAGATGTACTTGATTATAGACAGTTTGAAAACTTTATACATGATTATTTTGAAAATAAATTAGGTGCTGAAGTGGTTCAAATTGGTTATGATATTAGAAATTTAAGAAATTCAGCACAAAGATGGGAAAATGATTTTGGATATGAAACAATTGAAGTAAGACAACATAGTTCAGTATTACATCCAACAATTAAGTGGCTAAAAGAGTTGATTTTAAATAAAAAATTTGCTTATCATAATAATTTAATTTATGAAAATAATTTTTGTAATTGTAGACAAACCGAAGACACAAACTTAAATAAATATATCAACAAGCGTATTAGTGTAAAAACTGCTGGTAAAGTAGACATGGTTTTTGCTACTATAAATGCCCTACATTTATTGCAATTAGAATTATTAGAGGGGGAAACTTGGGTAAGTCAACGCTAATTATTTTTTAAAAAGAACAAGGAAAGTAAAAGGATGATAAAACAGAGAGGAGTGATAGAGTGGGATTTCTAATAGAAAGAAGAGCAGATGAAACAACGGAGATGACACAAATACAAAAATTATTTTCTTTAGGAGACTTGGGTGAAGTAGATGTAAGCAGAGATAAAATTATGAACATTGCTGCTATAAGTTCTGCTATAGAATTAATATCGTCTATAATATCTATGCTGGATTTTAAGTTATATAAAAAGATTGATAAAACCAAAATTGAAGAAATTGAAGATGATAGATTAAGATTACTTAATATTGAACCTAATTTTCTTATGAATGCTACTCAGCTAAAAAAAGCTATGGTAGTTGATATGATAATTGATGGATGTTCGTACATAAATATTGAAAAAACAAGGAATGAATTTAAAAATTTATATTATGTAGAAAGTAGTAAAGTTGGTGTTCAGTTAGATAGTGAACCAATACATAAGGATGCTAAGTTAACCATTAGTGGCAAGGAATATGAAATATATGATTTTATTATTTCTACGCTAAATACTTTAGATGGGGTACAAGGCAAAGGCATATTAAAAAATAATAAGGATTTGTTGGCACTTGCATTGTTGGAACAAAATTACATAAATAAGAATTATAAAAATGGTGGAGCTGGTAAAGGTATTTGGAGATCTGAAAAGAAGTTAGGAGATATAGAATTTAAACAATTTAAACAAGATGCTAAAGATATAAAGTCAAATGATGAGGAGATTATATTGAATAGCACTGTTGATTATAAGCCAATATCTGCAAGTAATAAAGACATGCAAACATTAGAGAGTAGACAGTTTATAAATGAAGAATTAAGAAATATATTTAATATTCCTAAAACATTGGATGAAGAAGGATTCAAAAGCCTTGTAAAAATTGTTCTAAATCCTTATGTAAATTCAATTGTAAGTGCAATAAATAAATCATTGTTGCTAGAAGACGAGAAGAAGACAGGATATTTCTTTCAAATGGATTTGTCTGAACTAACTAAAGCAGATGTAGTATCAAGATTTAATGCTTACAAAACATCATTAGATTGTGGTATAGAATCTCTTAATGAAATTAGAATGAAAGAAAATCTTGAACCAGTTGAAGGATTAGATATTCATAAAATGACCATCGGTCAAGCATTATACAATTCTAAAGATGGTACTTGGTTTATTCCAAATACAGGACTTACTACTAAAGATGGTGAGGTGATAGATAATGCAGATAATAAGGAATCTAAAGGAAATAATACAGAACAAAATACTGGAACTGAAGGAACAAATGATACTCAAGTTTCAGAAAAAGAAGCACAAAATAATTAAATATTTTAGAAATAATAGGGAAGATTTATGGTTCTTAGGTTCTGTATTATCTTCTTTTTTATTTATAGTAATTAAATTTGGATTGATTTACACTTTACCACTATTTACTTTAGTTTGTAGTTTAAAGTGTATTTTAATATACATTAGCAAGAATAGGAGGGAGTGAGTATATGGAAATACGTAGAATAGATGATAATACTGTACATATTGAAGGTTATGTTAATGCAGTTTGCAGAGATAGTAAAGAAATAAGGGCATTTGGAAAAACTTTTGTTGAACAAGTTAGACCTAAAGTATTCGAAAAGGCACTGAGAAGAAATAATGATGTTAAATTGTTATATAACCACATTGAAAACAGATGTTTAGGCTCTACAAAAAATAATGTTGAATTGTATGAAGATGCCATTGGACTACATATATCAGCAGATATTTCTGACAATGAAGTTAGAATGGACGCTGATAAAGGTAAACTAAAAGGTTTTTCATTTGGTTTTAATAAATTAAAAGATGATTGGGAACAAATAGGCGATGGAAAAGAAAGAAGATATTTAGAAGATATAAAACTCAATGAAATATCTTTGTTATCAATGACACCTGCTTATAATGGGACAATTGTTGAAACAAGAGCCGACAGTGATGAAACGGAAATATTAGAATTAAGATTTATTGAAGATAATCAAAATGAAATTGAAGAAATTAGAGAAAAAGAAGAAATAAAAATTGATATGCGTTCAGTTTATGAAACAAATTTATTTATAGCAAAGCACAAATAGGACTTACAAAATGTAGGTTCTTTTTTATACAAAAATTTAAGACGTGAAAGGATGATTATATAATGTTAAAAAAAATGATAGAAAAGAAAAATACCTTAATTGAAGAGATGGAGGTTATTACAAACAAAGCAGTAGAAGAAACTAGAGCATTTGATGAAATAGAAGATGCCAGAGTAAAAGAAATTAAGAAAGAAATTGAAGGATTAGAAATGGTTATAAAAGCAGATGAAGAAAAAAGAAGTTTTGAAAAAATAGAAGAAAACCAAGAAGAGAGAAAGGATGATAACGAAGTGGAAGAAAAAAGAAGTCAATCAGAAATTAATAACGAAGAATTGAGATCAATATTTACTGGACAAGTTCAAGAAGTTAGAGCAGATGCAATGAATACAGCTACAGATTCACAAGGTGGAATTGCTGTAAACAAAGTATTGTCTCAAGAAATAATTAAGGCTATCAAAGATAGAAGTGATGTTTATAGTTTCTTTAATGGAACACAAATAAAAGGTGGTTTTAAAATACCTAAAAAAGCTACAAGTGGAACAGCCGAGTGGGTCGATGAAAATCCAACAACTGACCCAGTTTCCACTGTAGCAACATTGGAAATGATAGAGCTAGGGCAAAATAGATTATATAGAGAATCTGCAATAACTAAACAAATGGTTAATGTTGAAGGATTAGATTTAGAAGGATTTATTAAGGATGATGTATCAGAATCTATGACAGATGCAGTTGAATCTGCAATTTTTAATGGAACTGGAGTTAAACAACCAACTGGAGTTATTGCAGGAATTAAAACTGCTAATAAAATTACTGTGGCGACTAGAGGAACAATTACTGTAGAAGATTTGAAGAAAGTAAAATCAAAAATTAAACAAGCTGTTATAGGTAAGTCAAAATGGTTTATGAATTCTGAAACATTTTTATTAATAGACTTATTAACAGATACAACAGGTAGAGGGTTAATACAACCAGACCCAACTCAAGCAACTGGATATGTATTATTAGGATTACCAGTAGTTCTTACTGATGCAATGGCAACTCCTACTGATGCAGGTGCTAAATGTTTAATTGTTTTAGCAACTCCAAATGCTTATCATACTAATACACAACAAGCATTTTCTTTATATGTATATAATGATTCTGTCTTTACTAGAAAAGGCTTAATTGGTTATGGAGCTGACTTATTTATGGATGGTAAAACTAAAGATGATTCACAATTAGTTGGTATATTTAATAAAGCAACTGCATAATTTGAGAGGGTGTAAAAGCCCTTTCTTTTTAATTTAATAGGGAAGGGTGATGATATTGAAAATAAATGAAGTAACAACAGATTTACTAATAAATTATTGTAATGCCTACGTAGAAGATAAAGCATTATTAGAAATATTTAAAGACGCAAGCGTAAGTTATATTAAATCACATACTGGTTTAACTGTAGAAGAAATGAATACTCTAGATGACTTGACGGTAGCATTATTAGTTTTAGTTTCAGGAATGTTCGATAGTAGAAGTATTGAATGTGATAAAGATAAAGTTAATTTAATATTAGATTCTATTTTAGGATTACATTCCAAAAATCTAGTTTAGGTGGTGTTTAGATATGGACATTATAAATTCTGGTGAATTTAAGCATCCAATTATTATTCAGCGAAAAACTAATGGTGTTGATGAAGATAATATTCCTTGTGAAACTTGGAATGAGCTATTAAGCACTAGAGCAAAGATTAAGAATATAAGTGGATATGAAAAAATAATAGCACAATCAGATACTTCAATTGATAAAAAGAGGTTTTATATTAGATATAAAAAGGGATTAAATTTAACTGATAAAGATAGAATTTTTTATAATGATAAATCTTATAATATTACTTATATTTCAGACATTGAAGATTTACACAAATATTTTGAAATTGTTACTGAAAATGTAGATATACCAAAAGAAATAACAGTAGTAACAGATGAAACAGTAGTAAATGAGGTGATTGAATAATGGGATATGGATTTGAAATAAAAGGTATACAATCATTATTAAAAAAATTAGATAAGTTATCCCACCTTGAAGTTCAAAAAGCAGTTGATAAATGTGCTGATAAAATGGAAAAAGCAATACAAGATAAAGCCAAAACTTTTTCTGATACTGAATATTTATATATTAAAAAGAATACACCCAGAGTATATGCTAATAGTGCATATATAGATATTGGACTAAAAAATGAAAATGAAGATTTTGAAAAATGGAAAGGTTTATGGTATCAAAATTGGGGATTTTTTAATCATGGATGGAATTTTAGTGGACAATATCATATAACAAATCATTTAATGTGGTTTACAGAGGCAATAAACGAAGTTGAAGATGAAATAAAAAGAGACTTAAAAGAAGAAATAAAAAAACAAGTAAGAGAATGTTGGAATGGGTAGGTGATATTATGGAAATTGGAGATTTAATTAAAAATGCATTAAAAGACATAGGATTACCTTGCTACTTCCTAAAGAGAAGTGATGAAATTAGTGAATGTATTGTTTATAACTATATAGAAAATCCCAATGGTTATGGGGATATGAAAGAAAGTAGTACAAAATATGTTGTTTTACTTAATTTATATTGTAAAACTAAGATAGAAGCTAATAAGAAAAAGGTAAAAGATGCTATGTTAAATGCAGGATTTAAGAAAATAACAATTACTGGAACAGTCCAAGAACAAAATGGTTTATACAATACTGCATTACAATTTAAAATAGCAATAGTAAATTAAGATTAGATAAAATATCTAGTCTTTTTTAATACAAAAATTTAACAAATGGAAGGATGATTATAAATGGCAGAAACAACATTTAAACAAGTCGAAGGATGTAGAAATATACATGTAGCAAAAAGAAAAAGTGATGGGACTTATGAAACTCCAATACAAGTAAGAGGTTTAGCAGAAATAAAAACTACTGATACCTTCATGGAAGGAATTTCCATTGGCGATATGAGAAAAATGATTTCTAAGAAGAAGAAATCTGGAATTGATATTGCAATAACAGCCAATGAACTACCAGCAGAAATTGAAGCCTTGTTAATGGGTAAAAAATATGAAAAAGGTGAGCTTGTTTCTAATGTAGATGATAATCAAAATGAGGTTGCAATACTATGGGAAGAAGTATTTTCAGATAATTCTAGTAATTATAATGTAATCTATAGAACTAAATTAAGCAGAGAAGGAAGAGAAGGTAAGGGGAATTCTGACAAATTAGATTTCCAAACAATTTCAATTACAGGAAGTGCATTAGCATTGCCAAATGGTGATTTTGATATGAATTTAGACCCAACTGCAACTGATGTAGATGCAAATAAAGTTACTAATTTCTTCAAAGTAGTACAACTTCCAGGAGTTGTAGTAGCTCCATAAGAGTAATTAATTGACTGAGGTTTATTCCTTGGTCTTTTATTTTTATAGTGTTTATCTAATTTAAGGTAAATAGTTAGAAATAAAAAATAGGAAGGGTGATATATATATGAGTAATTTAAAAAGAAAAATTGAGAATATAGAAATTGAAGGTAAAAAATATATTATGGCTTTTGATATGACAAGCGTTGATTTATTTCAAGAGTTGAGTGGAAAAGGGGTTTTAAAAAGCGTAATTAAATTAAATGAATTGGATGATAAAACAGTATTAGATTTCATTGCAAGTACATTGAGAAATGTTGATGATCCTGAAAATCCATTAGGTAATAGTATTTATAATGGTGATTTTGATTTGTTTACAGTGATGATTATACTAATACCTCACGTAATAAAGATAGTGAATGAAGGATTTCCCAAAACAGATAATGAGGTTGAAGAAGGAAAAAACTAGATAGCAATAGTGTAGATTTAGATGAAAATTTAGACATTGAATGGTTATACTATTGCTTTACTAAAATATTGGGTAACACAGAAGAAGAATTTTGGAAAAGTACACCAAGAAAGATTTTTAAATTAATTGACATACATTGTAAAATCAATAATCCAAGTAAGGATGACAATGTTAAGAAAAGTAAAAATGGTTCTTATATAGCAGATGATAGAAAAGTATTGAAATGCTTAGATTAATACAGAGAGGAGAGTGGTATAAATGGCAGATTCAGAGAATTTGATTATAACCCTTGGGGTAGAAGATAAAGGAACAACTAAACAAATAAATGCAATTAATAAGGAAATTAAAGATTTAGATAAAGGTTTTAAAAGTGCAAATTCTGTAAGTAAATATTTTGAAAAAAGTACTGAAGGTTTAAGAACAAAACTTAATTATTTAGAACAATCTTATACTGCAAATAATGCTAAATTGGATACATACAAAAAGAAAGTTCAGGAAACAAATGATGCTATTGCTAAGAAACAAAGTGAATTAGAAAAATTAAATAATACAGAAAATGTTAATGAAAAAGCAGTACAAAAAGCAACCGAACAATTAGAAAAAATGAAAGTAACTTTAAGAAATACAGAACAAAGTATTACATTAACTGAAAATGAAATGAAAAGGCTTACCAATGAAGTTAATAATACAAATACTGCATTAAAAAATGAAGCATTAAATAAATATCGTCAACAAATGCAAGTTTTAGGAGATAATATTCAAGGTACTGGTGGGAAAATTAAAAATGCTGGTGAAAATATAAGTGGTGTAGGTACTAAGTTATTAGGATTATCTGCACCACTTGTTGCTATTAGTGCAATGGCTATGAAGGTTGGTATGGATTTTGATAGCCAAATGTCGAGGGTAAAAGCAATTTCGGGGGCAACGGCTCAAGAATTTAAACAACTGGAAAAAGCATCAATAGACTTAGGTGCAAGTACTGCTTTTAGTTCTATAGAAGTTGCAAAAGCACAAGAAAATATGGCAAGTGCTGGCTTTAAAGTCAATGAAATCTTAAGTGCAACTCCAGGAGTTTTAGATTTAGCGGCTAGTAGTGGAGAAGATTTAGCGACGTCTGCTACAATTGCATCGGGAGCAATAAGAGGTTTTGGATTAGATGCAAGTCAAGCTGGGCATGTAGCAGATGTGTTAGCAAAAGCAAGTGCTGATACAAATGCTGGTGTGGCAAGTATGGGAGAGGCATTTAAATATGTTGCACCTTTAGCTAGAGGAGTAGGTTGGGATATTGAAAGTGTTGCATCGGCAGTTGGAGCAATGGCAGATGCTAATATAGATGGTTCTACAAGTGGTACTACCTTAAGAGGTGTAATAAGTAGATTAGCAAATCCTTCAAATGAATCGGCTGGAGCAATGAAAAAATTGGCATTTAGTGCTTTTGATTCACAAGGAAAGATGAAACCACTATCTACAATAGCTGATGAATTAAGTAAATCTATGGTAGGTTTAACAGATAAACAAAAACAAGAAAATATATCTACCATATTTGGACAAGAAGCCATGAGTGGACTTATGGTATTAATGCAAAAAGGAAAACCAGCTTTAGATGCTATGGCAGACGGATTCAAACATTCTGATGGTTCTGCTAAAGCTATGGCTGAAACTATGCAAGATAATGCTAAAAGTGCTGTTGAACAAATGTTTGGAAGCATGGAAAGTGCAGGAATTAAAATAGAAAAAACCTTTGCACCAACAATAATAAAAGTTGCAAATAGTATAGGAGAATTAGCAGATAAATTTGGAGAATTAAGTCCAGAAACACAAGAAAGTATTTTAAAAATGATAGGACTTACAGTTGCGACTGGTGGAGTATTGACGGTTACTGGAAAAGTAGTTAGTGGTGTTGGCTCTATGGTTACTGGTTTTGGGAAACTTACAAGTGGTTTAGGATTAAATGCAACAAAAGTTGGAAGTTTAACAAGTGGATTTAAAGGTTTATATGGAATATCGTTACCACTTGCAGGAGTAATAGCTGGTGTGGGAACTGCGATATATGCCTATACACAAGAACAAGAGGCTATGTCTAAATCAGTAGTAACATCTAAAGAAGATTTAGGACTTGTTAAAACTGCATTATTAGAATTAAATGGTGTTCATGTTTCTAGTAGAGCAGAATTAGAAAAAAGTGGACTGGCATATAAAGAATTAGGTCAAGATCTAGGTGAGGATTTTAAATCTAAAGTGAATGAATCCACAAAGGCAATTAGCGATTTTAATTATTATTTAGGTACAATCAATATGGACGGAGTTTTAACTCCTGAAGAAACAAGTGGTTTTACAAGTAGAATTGATACAATGGTTAATTCTGCATTGGAATCTATTAAAAGTAAACAAGCTACAGTTCAAGGTGAAATGTCTAAAATGTTTACTCTTGGAGACGGTAAGATTGATGAATCCGAAAAACAAGTATTGGACTATCTAAATAAAAGTTATACAACAAACATTACTGAAGCTACAAAGCTTAAAGATGAAGTAAATGCAATATATAAACAGGCTGTAGATGATAAAAAGCCTTTAAATGAAGAACAAATAAAGGATGTTAAAGACAAAACAGCTAGAATAAAACAAATTGAATTAGAGGCATTAGCTAATAATGAACAGGAACAACTATTCGCTAAAAATGAATTTATTAATAGAGTAAAGCAAGTAGATGGAAAAGGGGCTGAAGAATTACTTATAGCACAAAAGCAAACCTTAGACAAACAAAATGCACAAACTTTAGCATCTTATGATACTCAAATTGAAACAATGAAATTGGCTAGAGAAAAAGCAGAGGCTGACGGTGATACTGCGAATAAAGATAATTTAGATAAACAAATAACAGCGAAGACAGAAGAAAGAGATAAGATAATTGAAAAGCAAAGAGAAACTTGGCAAGGTTGTATTGACGTAGTAGAAGAAATGAATCCACAATTGAATGAGAAAATCAATACATACTCTGGTGAGTTGCTCACCAATGCAGACTTGCAAGCACAAAAGGGTATAGCATCATTAAATAAATACTATGAAGGAATGAATGAAGTAACAACAGATGGTTGGTATAGAATGAAAAATACTACAACTGGTAGTATGGATGATATATATATAACTGTAGATAAAAATACTAAACAGGTTACTGGTGCTTGGAATGAAACAACTGGTGTCGTCGGAGGCTATACTGATGATATGAAAACTAAAGTAAAAGAACTTGGGCAAGCACATGAATCTGAAAAGTTAACAATCTCTAATGCTTTAGGTGCAATAGCTGGTTCTTCTGTTAATGCTAAGGATCAAATGGTTAATGCTTTTGGTGAAGTTATTGGACAATTAGAAAATGTAACTACTGCTTCAGATGGAACTAGAACAGGAATCATAAATTTAAATGGAACTCCTGTTGAAATTACAACTAATTCTGATGGGGTTATTACATCTATGCATGAAGTAAAGAGTAGTGTGGAAGAAATACCTAAAGAAAAAAGTGTAACTGTTAGTTTCTTTCAAAAAGGACTTGATGCAATTAAAAAAATGTGGAATGGTATTGGCAATAAAGATGTAAATGTAGATGAAAATGAAACAGGTACTTATAACTATAGTGGTACTGGATTATCGACCATTGATGAAGGTGGATGGGAATTAGCTTCTAACGATAATGTTAGTGTATTAGGTACTTACTATCAAAATAGTCTTGCATCTATTCCAAGTGGTACAAGTATCAAAACTCATATGCAGTCAGTTTCAGACATGAAAAATGAAGTACGTAATCAAATTAATAGTTTATTAGAAAATAAAAAATTTAACAATAATACCAGTACTGAAATTGATTATAATAAACTAGCTGACGTTATGTTAAATGCAATGACACAGGGGCTATCTAATGTAAGTATGAATACATATGTAGAAGTTGATTATGATGGAGCAATAAAAAAATCCGTAGATACAACTATGGATAAAATTAATAGACAAAATAGAAGTAATATGGTAAGCAAAGGAAGGTGATAAGAGTGGGATATTATATTGTTTTTAATAAAAAATCTAATGAAGAATTGGATATTAAGGTAACAAAAAGACCTTTTATCCCAGTTCCGTCTAGACGATTTAAAGAGATAGAAATTAAAGGACATGACGGAAAATACTATGTTGATGAAGAAACATATGATGATATTGTGATTTCTGTAGAATTTAATTTTATAGAAAATGATTTAGATAATATAAGGTCTAGGGTGAGAAATATAAAGAATTGGATTGAAAATATTAAAGATAATAAATTAATATTGAGTGATGATCCAGTTGGATTTTATAAGGTATCTAAGGTAGAACTTAGTGAAGTTAGTTATGAAAATTTATATGAAATGCAAAACTTCACAGTAAATTTCACTTGCAAACCATATCAGTATTTAACTACAGGACAAAAAGAAATAATATTGCCAAATTTTTTATTTAATCATTGGGATGAAAGCAAACCAACTTATAGAATTGTAGGAACTGGAACTTGTGTATTTAATATTAATAACATTGTTGTAAATTGTAATGTAAATGGAGAATTAATAATAGATACTGAATTTGATAAAATATTAAATTCAGATAGAACTTTAGCAATAGGTAAAACGAATATTAAAAGGATGCAAGATTTATATTTACAGGAGAAAAGAAATACATTTAATTGGACAAGTGGATTTACAATATACATAACTCCAAAGTGGAGAACTTTGTAAAAGACTTAGATAATTAATTTATCAAGACCTAATTTGAAAAAATAATTTTCTAGGTCTTTTCTTATGTCCAAAATAAACAGAAATGAGGCGATAAATTGAATAATTTGATACAAATTTATACTAATAGTAATCCAGACTTATCAAAAAATGGAATAATAATAAATTCAATTTCTTGTACAATAAGTCCAAAACTTAATGGCGAAAATGAGTTAGAAATGGAATTTGCAATAGATGAATATGGATTATATAAATATATCCAAAACAATAACTTTATAGCAGTACCTACACCAGATTTTGAAGAACCACAATTATATAGAATTTATGATACTAAAAAATCTATGAGTACCCATACTATTAATGCATATGCTCGTCATATTGAATTTGATTTAGCTAAAAGTGTTATATTTAATAAAAATGTTCAGGGAAATGGACAGCAAGTATTAACTAAATTGTTAGAAAACACTCCATTTACTGGACATTCTGATATAACCACAACAGATATCAGGCAATATAAAATGAGAAATGTGATAAATGTTTTAGTTGGTAGTGAAGATGATAGTTTCCTTAATATTTGGGGTGGAGAGATTCAATGTAATAATTATCAATTAACATTTAATAATTCAATAGGTTTTGATAAAGGGATAAGAGTTACTTTTGGATATAATCTTGAGGATATTGAAGAAGATTTAAATTTTGATGATGTAGTAACAAGGCTTTATCCTTATAGTGGAGATTTAGTTTTAAGTGGTAATATGCCATATGTTGATAGTCCTTTAATTCAAAATATTGGTGTATTAGAAGATAAGATAGAATTTAGTGATATAAAAGTTAAAGAAAATTCAGATGATACAGAAGGTTATGCAACTAGAGCAGATGCTGAGGCTGAAATGGTTAGGCGTTGTAATAAACTATTTGAAAAAGGATTAGATAAGATAACTGGTAATTATGTTGTAAAAATGCAAAGTTTAAGTAAAACAAGAGAATATAAAGAACTTGGCTATGATGTATTAGAAAAAATATGTTTAGGTGATACAGTACATTGCTATAACAAAAACATAGGAATTGAAGTTGAGGCTCGTTGCATTTCTTATAAGTGGGATTGTATTAATGAAGAATATATTGAAATTGAATTGGGTGATTTCATAAATGATTATGTAAATATGCAAAATGATAGATTGGATAATTTATATCGAAAGATACAACTTACCGAACAAAACATTTTATTACAAGTTACTTCATTAGATAATAATTTACATACTGAAATATCAATGACAGCAAGTCAAATACGTAGCGAAGCAGAAGATTCTAAAAATCAACTTCAGACAAGTATTACTGAAACTGCTAGTCAAATTAGAAGTGAAGCGGTCGATACAAAAAATTCTTTGGAGGCTTCTATAACACTAACTGCTTCAGCTATACGAGATGAAGTTTCTAATGCTGATGCAGGATTAAATTCTAAGATAGAACAACAAGCAGGTCAAATTCAATCAACTGTTACAAAATTAAATGGAGCAGAATCTCAAATTACACAATTAGCAAATGATATATCTAGTAAAGTTGATGAAGGCGATTTTAGTTCTTTAATTCAGCAGAACGCTCAAAGCGTTGCGATAGCAATAAGAAGCGAAACAGATATGAATGTTGTATTTGATTCTAATGGTCAAACTATTAAAAATGGGGCTTTAAAAGTTGTTGATTCTTCCAATAATACACTTATGTATTTTGATGATGATAAAGGAATTTTAGGAACTAGAGAACTGTCTATAAGTGATGTTAGTAAAGGGAGTGCTTTTTATAATACTCTTATGAAAATGAATGAAGTATATTTTCCCAACATGGGATGTGGAACTTTATATGTGAATGATAAAAGTTTAGAAGAAATTATATACGATATGCTAGTAGATTATGGTTTAGTATAAAAAATAATAATAAGAAAAATTTAAGCACTTACTTAATTGTAGGTGCTATTTTTATGGAAAGGACTGATAAAAAAATGAGTGATATACATATTTTAGAAAATGATTTAGATTTAAAGCAAAATTTAAATATATATACGATCTGTAAACAATTTGATACACTACATCTAGTTTTGAGTGTCTATGATGATGGGTTAGTGTCAGATTTAACAAATTATAACGTAAGATTAAAAGCAATGAAGTTTGATAATATTCCATTAATTCAAGAAAACAATTGTAATATAAATGGAAATGTTGTAACTATAATAGCTAACGAACAATTAACAACTACAAGTGGGAAGACATTAATAGAACTCCAATTTATTCATAAAACAACTCTAGAGAAGAAAGCAACGTTTAATTTAGTATTGAATGTAGTTGCAAGTACACTTGAAGTAAATAGAACGATCAGTACAGCAACATATACACTTTTACAGGAACTTGAAAATAAATTAGATCAAGCAGGAGACTTTTTAGAAAATGTAAATGAAGCTATAGAAGCTAATAATGAACTTAAAATTGGAATTACTACTGCAACTACTTTGAAAACTAATTTAGATGATACTATAAATACAGGCAATACAACTAATTCTGAATTAGAGGCAAGTATTACTATTGCTAATACTTCAAAGATTAATTTAGAAAATGAGAATATTAAAGCAGTAGGTAATATAAGCGATTTAACAACTAAGAATAGTCAAGCAAGTTCCAATATAAATGCTCTAACCGATAAAAATACTGAAGCAACAAGTAATATAAATAATTTGACTGTATTAAATCAAAGTGCTACGACATTGGAACAAAATTTACAAACATTAACCACTGAAAATAATAATGCAACTCAGAATATAAATGATTTAAATAATAAGAATTCAACAGCAGAAATCAATAAAACTAATTTAGATGGTGCAAATACACAGGCAGAAGCTAACATTGATGCATTAAATCAAATTGGAGATATAACAGGTATAGCTAGTGATATATATGCATTAAAGACAGAAGTTGAAACGGCAAGAAATGGTGAGGTAAGTTTAGATGTTAGACTAGATAAGAATGATATCTTAGTAGCTAGTCATACTACACAATTGTCAGAAAAAGCGAATCAAAATGAAATTATTAACGGCAATTTGGATCTATGGCAAAGAGGCACAAGCGTAACTAATCCGTCTAATGCAACATATTTAGCAGATAGGTTTAAAATATCAAAAAATATTACAGGAACAGCTCCAACCAATATAGTTCATTCAAGACAACAATTAATATCGGGAGATATAGCAAATTCTTTTTATTATTATAGAATAAATGTAGATGGTGCTGGTGTTTTAAATGCAGATGACTATTATTTATTAAGTCAAGCAATAGAAAATGGAACAAGGAAATTTTGCGGAGTTAATAAAAAAGTAACTCTTTCATTTTGTGCAAGAAGTTCTATAGTGAATAAAAAATTAGGTGTATATTTTTCACAAATATATGGTAGTGGTGGTACACCATCAACACCGGAGACTATAAACGGTGGGTATTTCAATTTAACATCAAATTGGGCTAAATATACAATTACAGTTTCAACAAATACTTTAATTGGTAAAACATTTGGAAGTGACAATAATGATGATTTTAGACCATTATTTGCATATGCATATGGCGTAAATACTGCTTCAAAGGTAGGAGATACAGTTGCAGAAACCTTCAGAGGTGCTGGATATATAGATATAGCCCAAATTAAATTAGAAAGTGGAGATAAAGCAACACCTTTTGTACCAAGACTTTATGGAGAAGAATTAGCATTGTGTCAAAGGTATTTTTTATTTCAACGCTTTCAAGGTATTGCCAATACTACAACAAACATTCATGCAAATCAAGCATTAGTAACTTCCATGAGATCAAACCCAACAGTTTATATAATTGATAATGGTATTAAAGCGAATTCTGATGGTGCAACTATAAGTACGATAGGTTCTACAATAACGTTGGCAGATAACGGAGCTAGTTTCGTAGGAATTATAATGTCAAATGCTGTTGTTATAGGTGGTGTATACAGATGGACAGCTAATCTGGATTCAGAAATATATTAGGAGGTAAAACATGGAAGAAAATATTAAAGTTTATGTAAAAGTAGATAGTAATAATGTTATCAAAGAAATAAATAGTAGTATATTCATTCAAGATTTAACAGGATGGATACAAATTGATGAAGGACAAGGAGATAAATATGCTCATGCACAAGGAAACTACTTTCCAAGGGATAAAGGTGTAATAGATATGCAAGGTAAGTATAACTATAAACTTGTTGATGGTAATGTTATTGAATTGGCTGAGGAAGAAAAGGCAATATTATTTCCAGCTCCAACACCACAGCCAACTAAGGAAGAGCTATTACAAAATCAATTGCTAGAAACACAAGCTATATTAGCAAATTTACAAGAGCAAATATTATTAAATGGAGGTAAGTAAATATGGGAACTATAATGGAAAATCTAATTAACAACAAATTTTATTCAACTAAGGAAGAAATAGAAAAGAAATTAAATGTATTCTTCGCTTTTAATGTAATTATTGAAGCTGATTATACTAAATTAATGCAATTGACAGAAAGTAAATATACAGTAAGTTCTGCATCATAGGAAAATATTGTATAGAAAGTAAATAAGAATAGATAATAATTAAGGACTTTAGATAGTCTTTTTTTGTTATCTATTTTTATAAAAATGGTGCATCTACTAATGTTTAGCATTATAAAAATTTACTTAATTTCTTATATATAATATAATTTGTATTACGATTTTAGTTGGATTCCATTGGAATATCAATTAATATAAATATATAGAAAGAACGCGCGTTCATTTATTATTAAATTTATAAATAAGGGAGAAATGATAAATGAAAAATTACTTTAAAAAGTTTAGTATAATGTTTATAATGTTATTAGCTATTATAGGTGTTGGAATAATTCAAAATGGAACTGTGGCTAGTGCGGCAATAATTGGACAACAATTAACAGCACCAGAAGATGGGTGGCAAAGAAGTGATGATTATGATGAGAATATTAATTATATAGGAACATGGATACAAGGGAATAATAATTCATCTAGATATTATAAAACAACTCATGAAACTTATATTAGTGGTGATAGTTATAGTTTTTTGTTTTATGGCACAAAGTTTAGAGTTATTGCAGACAGTTATAAAGACTATTCATCAATAATTTCGGTTAAAATAGATGAACTTCCACTTGAATATTATAAAGAAAATGGGTCAAGTACGGGAATTTATCAGTGCCTTTTGTATCAAAAATTAAATTTAGCATTGGGAATACATAAGGTAGAAATCACCAATGTAAGTGGAAAAAAAATGATGATCGATGCAATTGATATAGATAAAGATGGTTATTTAATAAATCCTAATGAATCAATAGATGTAGATACATCTTCAATAGACCTAACAGAAGGTGATTCAGAACAATTAACAGCAACAACAACTCCATCATCTGTAGGAGTAACATGGGTATCAAGTGATCCTTCAATAGCAACTATAGAAGTAGATCCTACTAACGGAAAAATTATAAAAGTTACAGCAATAAAAGAAGGAACCTGTACGATAACAGCAACTACAACAGATGGAAGTAATCTAAGTGCATCATGTACAGTTAACGTAGCAAAAAAAGAAAATCCTATACCAGAGAATCCAACTGATAGTAAAACAGGAGCAATATTAATAATAAATTTAAACGATGGAGAAACAAAAGTTTTTGATGTTTCAAGTTCAGAAATATCTAAATTCAAAAGTTGGTATAATACTAAAACAGAATACGAGAATAAACTAACATATGAATTTGATAAAACAGTTAATTCGAATATTTCGATAGAAGAATTTGTTGTACATGAGAAGATAACATCTTTTGAAATAAGAAAATACTAATATTAATGTTTATAGAAGGCACTTGCAGAAATGTAGGTGTCTTTTGTTATGCAAAAAAATAATAGGAGAGTGATGTATAAATGAATAATTGGAAATGGTGTGTAACTGATGAATCAGGTAAAGTAATTAAAGGATGGTATAAAAACAATGGAAAGTGGTATCACTTATCAGAAGAAACAGGTATTTTAGATACTGGTTGGTTTCAAGATAAAGATAATCGTTGGTATTACTTAGATGAACAAAATGGAGATTTAAAAACAGGATGGATACAATTAAAGTCTATATGGTATTATTTAGAACCTTCTAGTAATGGATATATGGGTGAATGCTATGTAAATACTACTGCAACAATAGATGGAAAGTCTTACACATTTGATGAGAATGGTCATATGTTAAATGATTCTTTAGTTTCAGATGAGTGTATCAATTTTGTAAAATCATTTGAAGGATTTTTTGCAAATAAATATTATGATTGTGTTGGTGTATTAACTCAGGGGTATGGAATGACTGGAAGTGAAATTACTGATTTACCAGATGAAATTACAGAAGAAACTGCTTCTAATATGTTAAAAGAATTAATCAACAAAAATTATGCAAAAGTAATTAAAGAAGATTTAGATAATAAGGGTGTGACATTGAGTCAAAATGAATTTGATGCATTATGTTCATTTGCATATAACTGTGGAACTGATGCACTTTTGAACCAATCTACATTATATAAAAATATATGTAATGGAATTAAAGATTCTGATACTATTATGGCTAATTTTACGGCTTGGTCAAATGGTGGAGGTCATAGAATTGAAGGACTTTATAGAAGACGTGTTAAAGAAGCAAACATGTTTTTGAATGCAGATTATACAGGAAATAATTAAGAGGAGATGATTATAATATGGAAAGAATATTACAAAAAATATTAAGTGCAAGATGGCTTATAGCAGTAATTTTAACTATAGTATTTGCTATATTAGCATGTACAGGTAAATTAAGTACAGAATTTTTATCAGTATATACTTTGGTTATAGCATTTTATTACAACAAGGATAGAAGTACAGTTAGTGATAATACGAAGGCAGAAGCAGAATAGGAGGGATGACAATGGATTTAGCAACAATGGGAAGCTTAGTTGGGACAGTAGGATTTCCAATAGCAATAGCATTAATAGTAAGTTATATTTTATATAGAGTATTTAAGGTTATGTTAGATAGATTTTTGAAGAGTTTAGATGAAATAACTGAAAGTAATAAAATATTAGTACAAACTAATGCTTCATTTGTAGGAAATGTAAATACTAAGATGAATGATATAGAAGATAAGGTTGATAGGATAATGGAGAAGTTGGGTTAGTACATAAAGGGTAATAGTAGGGTAGAAATACTTTGTTATTACCCTTATTTTTTCACTTTAATTTTGCTGTTTTTTGTAAAAACTTAACTTATTATTATCTGTGTTTATTCTTACAATTTATGGTAAAATTAAACTAATAACTATAAATGAGCAAAATTACTAACATTTATTTACATTGTAAGTGAAATCAACGGTTTAAGCATTGTCTATACTAAGTGAAATTTAAATTTAAAAGATATCTTAAGTACTGGATTTACTCATATTGTTAATTAATGGATGCAAAAACGCTCATTTATAGTTAATAATAGTAAAATTTAATCAACTAATGTATACAAAAGTAAACTGGGAGTGGTATAATATGAATATAAAGAGATATAATCTTAGTCAAAAAAATATTAAAATTACTAAGATGATAATTAATAATAAAGGCAAAATTAATGGGGGTGTTCGTATGAATGCTAAGACATTTCAAAGACCTTGTACAGTATTACAATCTATTGAAGAAAGCTTTAAGCAAATAGGTGAATATAAACAAGGTAAAAGAAAATTTAAGTCATTGAAAGAAAGTCAATCACTTTGGGATAAGTGGGCTAAGGAAGTGGAAGAAGAAAATGGCGGGAACGATACAAATATATGAAGTAATACCAACAGATAACTTTAATGATGATATTAAATTCTATATTAAAAAGAAAAAATTTACTAAAATTATGAAGGATATAGAATCTATATTAGAAGAATTAAGCAATGGTATATTTAATGGTGATGTAATTGCAGATTTACATTTAGAAAATAATACATACAAAATTAGGTCAGCTAATTCTAATACTAAAGAAGGAAAATCTAATGGATATAGATTGATATACTATGTTGAAGAATTGGATAAAGTAGTATTTCTAATTACCATATATTATAAAAAAGATGATAATAGAGTACCAACTGATTCAGAAATAGTCGAATTAATAAAAAAATATTGTTTATAAATAAAGAACTTAGTAAAAGTGTACAAGCTTACTGGGTTCTTTTTGTTTTGTAAGAAATTATTAAAAATAATTATTGTAAATTTGTTAAAAAGGGTATATCATTATTTCAAGGTATACATAACATTGATATAGGTAAATTTATTAATATTAGTTAAGGTGTATATCATAATATAATAATAACAGAAATTGCTATAAACTTAGTTATATAGCCATTTTAGAGTCAAGATGATGATGACGTTCAAAATGTTTATCATAGTGCTGAATTCCCTGAAGGATGGGATTTTTAGGGGTGAAAGCATTGGTATAATTGAATCACATTGATTGATTATTGTTGTAAAAACTTAAATTGACTATGGTATACATCATTTTTTGTTAAATACATTGATGTATGTATTATTTTAGAAACCATTTTCTATCTTAATTAGATAGGAGGTGGTTTTTTGTTATTAAAGGATATATTAGAGGAATTTATATTAGAATTACAGGTAGAAAATTATAGTCCAAGAACTATAAAGGGCTACAGAAATAATAATTTGTTAATGTTTACTTTTGTAGAAAAGGAATTTGGCTTAAAAGAAATTAAAGAATTAAAAACAATACATATAAAAGCCTATATAAACTTTTGGCAGAATAACAAAAGAAAAACACTATATATCAATAGCATTATTAAGTGTTTTAGAGCATTTTTCAAGTATGCAATAAGTTAA